GTTTTATAAAAGATGGTATGGTGAGTTGGTTGAATGTTATTGAATAGATTATAGATTTTTAATCGCAGCCAGTAGTTCTGTTGAAAACCAAAACTGCCGGTTCGTTGACTCAAAAATCTCCCTAAAGGGTTTAATTGCTGAAATCCTCAAAGTGCCCCCAAATTCCATGTCGTCATGAACTTTACAATCAGATAATAAACCTGGCTGATTTGCTAGTAGCAAACTGATATATGGGCAAGCTTTTATCAAAGCCATTGAATCCAAGTCTTTGGGTCTGCCTGACATCTCATAAAACATTATCGCTATGAACCAACTCCCAACTAGCTCACCAGCATTTGAGAAAGGAGCTGAAAGAATTTCAACTTCTTTTGCGCTGTTCGGGCCAGTGAAAACAGGGTTCAGCCACCTCCTTTCCCTAAAGGTGTCCTGAATGTGAGAAGCAGTGATGTTAGTTGATGCAACCAACCACTTAGCTAAGCTTAAAGTTTTACCCTGAGACAGAACTTTCTCATTTATTTTCTCTTTGGGGATATATAAGGACCAACTTAAGGATGGGCCGTCGTTTAGACCGAGGGTAACGCTACTTAACCTAAGTGCATCTTTCCATGGTGAAGAAGTTGACACTCTCACAATATCGTTGAAATTGTATACTTCAGTCCCAGGGGGGGGCTTGTAGGCAATGGAAACAGGCTTTGGGAATCTTGCCCCTCCGGAGCCCCTGGTCTGGTCCCTGGGTGCAATCCTCAGATTTCTCCCCATTTTGAAATAACTGATCTCTCCCACTACAGCACCCCCTGTGTTAACTTGTGGGATATCACTACCAATGAATGCCATCAACTCATCACCAGGGAGAGGCCTGTCCACTATCATGAGAGTTCCATTCCTTCTTACAACTGATTGCGTATGAATTTCCAGAATGTTAGATCTGTATGAGTAATCCCATGCCAGGGAAACTTTTGAGAGGTCTCCCCAACTGGTATTCTGATAGGCCATTCTCATAACTTCACCAATAAAGCTTAATGTTTTACTAGAGGTGTGGATTATTATTGGGGTTTGGTCCCCGTAATATTTTACATAATACCCTTCTCCAGACTTCCTATATAGTACTTGAAACTCCCCACTTCTCAAGTAACTGGTCCCCGCGTCATCCTTTACCTGCTCAACAATCCAGTTTTCCCACCACTCTGTTTGATTCTCTGAATATAAGTTGAGGGCAGTGTTTGTATCTTGGTTCAATAGATAAAGGATTGCAGCTACATAGTGGTATATCCTATTACTAGATCGGGCTATAGCAAGGACATCCATACAAACATCTTGGATTGATCTTTTCTTAAAAGTTGTTTTAGACAAAAATGTCTTGATATCTATTTCGTTCGACAGTGAGACAGGCTGCCATAAACCACTACCTTGTCTGGACCAATTTAGTTTCAGATAGTAGTTTGTGAAGATAACAGAAGCAACCCAATCTATTAACGCGATTTGGTCCATCATCAAGGTCCTTCCAGTGCTAGGCAGAGCCTCACCTCCGTCAGGCATGGTTATCGTTGTTTTGTCATCTATTTTAACTATTAGGGAACTCATTGGTGAAAACTGGTTCCTGTAAAGGCTTAGCATGAACTCTTGTGGGGACCCTCCCCCTCCTCTGCTAAACACTTGATTGAATCGCCTCTCCATCGAGAACAGAATTGTCATTGTTTGAGATATCATTGAGGATTGGTATTTCATCTCTAAGTTGGCTGCTGCCTCCATCTGGGCTTGCCATTTAGGTCCAAGTAGGACTTTCATAGTTTCGATCTCAGTTTGAAGGTAATCCACATCTCTGATTGGGACTTCAAGCATACTCAAGAACGAGGGGAAAAACGTGTGTACAAGTATGCTGACCAATGAGTTCCTAAATTTTGGAAATGCATTTTGTATTGGTGCTACAACTAGCCTTATAGGGCTAACCCAATCAAGCTTGCCCGTATTCATCACGGCGCTGGGTGGCTTAGATTGGAGACGAAGTTGTAGATCATCATAAATGAAGTATTTAGGGCTTCTATCTACTATATACATCCCCTTCAGATCGCCCTCAAGTCTCCCGCTCCAGTAATCACACACCTGCTGGAGCCAATCAGGTTTGAAATAAACATTGTACAACCCGTCATCAGTTTCACGAAGCAATTGATCTTCCCAAACTGTTGCAATCAGACCTGCGGCTCTGCCAGTTACTCTTAAGCCTTCCCAACTACCTCTTTGGGCTAATTCCAGAAATATCGCTATACCTTTCTTTGTGACCTGAAGTGTATACACCGGCAAGGATGCCGCTCTAGCTGCAAGGTAAAAACCTATTACTTTGTGATCTGTTACCCTTGAGTTCCTTAATCTCCGGTCGTAATACATCAGGCGAGCAGATTCTATCAAATCACCATTAGGTTTTGCAACTCTCATAACCGGGAAAATTTCGCTAATTTTCTCAGCATCAACCCATTTGGACTCAGGGATCAGGGATTTATACTTTTCAACTACTCTCATGTATTTCTTCCCCTGAGGCATTGAAACCCTAGGAGATATCAATTCTGTAGTTATCATTGGGGTGTCTTCTGTTGTGTTATTATCGGTTGTGAGATTGTTCATTGGATTGAGGAAGAAATGAGCCCCGGGACTAATGTTTTGGCTCATGCAAGCATCCCCATAGAAAACCATGCTCATTGGGTTGAGGTTGTCATGCCCGAAAGCCTCTATCGGGTAAACCCTGCCTCTGTCGTCCTGACTCCTAGTTCTCACTACATACCTCTCCAAAGTTGCGTTGTAAAGCATTATGGACGCGCATCTGATAGCCACTAAGGAATAACCTCGCCTCCAGGCCTCCCTCAACATACTTCTATTCTGCACCTGATCCAAAGGGAACCCGGCCGGTCTGATTCTGTTGGGTGGGATCATGAGCTTCACTGGTGGCAGCAAAATGTTACCGTCCTCTTTATCCAGATAGAGTGATAATCTCTCGTCAGGATCTTGGTTTACGTGAACTTTGACAGGTTGCTCTTTCGCATTAGCACATCTCATTATTCCACTGAACATACCAGCAACTATAGCATGATAGGAAGACCTTGCTGATGCATCTATTGTTGTGTCATCACTATGAGTGAAAGTCCTAATACTTCTAACATTCTCTTTCCCTAATATGACCCTTATTAGCTTTGCAGTGTATTTATAAGCCGCCCCTGTCACCAGAGACCCTATCCTATTCCCTAGCCCTAACCCCATAGCTGTGATGTTATATTCCTCAGGGTAAGCCCCCCCAGTGGGTGTTACCCTTGTTTTTCTCACGATCCCTGGAACTTTGTACTTTTTGAGCATCCAGCCCATTGTACAACACCTTATTAATTTGTATGTCTCAGGGGACATCAAAGCTTTTATATTGTCAATAAATCTTATGTAATCGAATAGAGAGTTGCTGGGACCGAATTTTGTCAAATCTATCATTATTGTCAATGGGTCAAAGAGGTGCCCTGCCTCTTTACACTCTTTTATTGATGACAAGAATGAATCCCTGAGGACCTCATATCTTCTCTCATTCGGAAGGGTCACCAGTTCCCATTCACAAGGTTTCCCTAAAATCTCAAAAACATCTTCCACCATCTTAACAACTGCAAGTAGCATTATGGTCATTATCAGGAACAATCTTTTATCCCCCTCCTGCTCTTTGTCTTTCCCATCTGCAAACAACGTGTTCGGTTCGGTTAAGCCCTTATGAACTAGATCCCCAATAGTGTGCATGTTGTTGGAGTTAGCGTAGATGAGAGACTCTGTAACGCTTGCCCTTTCCCTGTCACCATCAGGTCTATCAAAGTCTGGGATTGACGCAGTTGGCCTATCCAAGGTCCAGATGTTCAAATCGAGAGCAGCTTCCGTCCTAACAATCGGTTCCTTGCTATCTTTGATCCAAGACAAGGCTGTCATTTCAGAGAACAAAGACCACCTGATTGTCTTCCCTTCACCAAATATACATCCTCTTGCTTGTATCAAGTGCCCTTTGAAATCCTCAAGGATCAAACATTGCGGGCCCCCACCGATAGGATCAAACCCTGGTTTCCCAAATTTATCCAAGCCCTCTTTCAGTTCTTTATTAAGCTCCATCTGATCCCATACTTCCTCTGCCAACACACACTCTGGCCTGTGAAGCTTTCTACTCCCAGTGGCAGCGGCATAAGTGAATAGAAGTTTTGAATTTATGTCTGTAACTCCCCTCTTAATGGTCCCAAAAAGAGAAGGCAATCTCATTACACTCTCTTCTGTTTTTTTAAATGTATGATATTCATAACACATTTCAGACATCCTCATGTATGAGTACGTTACAAAGGCATTTTTTGGCAAATGCCTGACTTTCTTATCTACAAACCTTATGAGGTCCTTCCCCTCTGAGTATAAGCTTGGATAGAAATACCTCCATATAGCGCTTGTAGCATGGGATGTTTGACTAATTGAGCAGGATCCGTAAAGGGACATCCAAGCAACTTCCTTTGTTACATCTTCATCCCTACTTTCAAGATGGCTAGTCGATATAACTGTTCTTAAACTTAAATCAGCTTCTATGAGAGATATTAGCCTGTGACCCTCTAACGAAAATGGTTTTGTTAAATATATTGAGTTCTGCCCATTTGAAGCAATACATTCTTCAAATTGTGATTTCCACGGAGCCACCTCGCTACCTTTGACATAAGCAAACCAGAAAGATATCATCGATCTCTCGGTAACACCCCTATGAGGCATCATGAAAATTGAAACATGAGCATCAACAGAGAAGCAATAAACCAAGCCCTTCTTGGTTTCATCTGAGGCATGGTGCATTATCTTCTTGAATGTTCTTGCCATTGTACCTAACCATTTCCAAAGCCGCCATTGGTTCATAAAATTTAATGATTTTGATATTTCATTATCCATCTGCGACAATGTCTCACCTTCCGCGTCTTGCTCACCAGGTGGAGCTCCCAACCATAATGGATGGTCATGATTGTAGTCAGTTCCAGTCATCCAATTATTAATCCCCTCTATTTTCCTTCTTGCCCAATCTCCTACCCCAGGAACAGCCGGCTTTTCTCCCCTCGCATTCGCCCATATGATAGCTTGCAACTCTTTTGAATTAAGGTGTATTGGGTTCATCTTAGCCCCTTTCCTGATCTCAACCTTGATTTTCCTTATCCCGTCAGCTGATACTTCAAGAAAATGCTTCTGCCCTACGAAAGTTTGCCTACAAGAAACATCAAACGGGGCAGGCCCCGCTTCCCACTCTCTACTCACATCAAAAGTGTATTTAGGATTCTTGTAACCTACGGTTGCATAGCTAAGCCAGTTTTTGACAACTTTCTGGGCCCATGTTTTGTATTTAATAACCTCTGTTTTCCTTTTGTACAAAACTTTGCAGTATGTTTCCAGAGTGTACACTGATTTCGCCATTATCCTATTCTTTGACCATACACCATTGAACGATGACGATGGAGATTTGTCCTCGAAGAACTTGTAACATTGGGGCAGGGTGCACAACAATGGCATTAGTTCATTAAGTGTTATGCCGGCCCATTCACTCCTCTTTGATAAGCCATATTTTATGCAAAAAGTGGACATGTTATAGAGGTTGTTTGTCTCTGCTAGGCTGATCGTCTCCTGGGGCAATGTTGTGGGTGCTGTGCTGAATAGAGGGAAATACAGAGTTGGTTTCTCGTATTTAGACCCAACTTCCAATCTTGTGTGATCAGTGAAAAACCTTTCTGTCAAAATTGATTCTATCTTTCCCCCAGCGTAAATATGGTAAGGGGTGTCTTGCATCCCTATATATCTATCAAGCTCATGCCTGAAACTCTCTTTCAGAAGAAAATAAAGGCCTGGGTAGTTCTGGATTTCTTTTAATTCCACTCTGTTGGATCTCTCCCAATCACCTAAACCCTTTGGTCTCCTCCTAAGGACAGAACTTATTGCGGCTTTAACCTGCTCAAGATGTGTCAATTTCTCTGGTTCTAGCGGTCCTTCAATGAGAGCTTGTTTTATAACTTGTATAAGGTTCTGTTCCTCTCTCCCAAATTCGAGGTTGGTCATCGATGAGATGATTGGGGGCCTGATGGGTTCCCCTGTTGCTGCCAAGACTTTCTGTTCGAGATCTTTCTCCAGACCTATGATCTTGCTCAGCATTGTTTTACCCCCTGATAGCTTTCCTGAGATGGATTGGTATAGATCACTCATCAGAAACAAGCTAAATTTGTCCCTGACTGATTCGATGCTCCCCCAGTTTACATAACCTCCGTGAAGAAACCTACGGAAACTAACTTTGAACTCCTCTAAGGTGAAATCGTTGTTAGCTCCTTTTGACATGGCGAGATATTGGACAACTAACTTGTCATCTCTAGTGAAGAAAGGGCTCATCCTACTCCTATACTTGTCCAATTTAGAGTAGCCTCTCTTGTGGCTCAATGATGCATCTACAACTAGTGTGTCACCCCCCATTTTTGCCAAGAAAATCATGTCTGGGGTAACACCATATCGTGATTTCAGGGAAGTGCGGTGGTGCTCCTCTGTATAGCTGGGTCCTAGTTTTCTGATTAAATATCTCTCCCATAAATGAGCCAATTTATGGTATCTGCTGATGAGAACAGCTTCACCATTCGAGTCCAGAGGCATTTTAGCCTCTGACTGATCGTAGAGTATATCAACTATTGCTGACATTTCACCCACAAGGTCGGCTGTATAATCCACCTTGGTGGGCCTAGCTGTTGCTGTTCTCCTCCCTAAGCCTTCTTCAACCATCTCAGAAGGACCAACCTCATTTTCTGGGACGCTTGAGCTTAACCCTATTGGGTTAGCACCCTCTTGTTCAGGTTCTTCGTCCTCCTCTACCTCATAATACTTGTTCAAAGCCTCTTCATCAGCCCACGACACTCTTTCCATCTTTTTCAAAACGCC